ACCCATACCGCAAGACGGTAAAGCCTATTACTGGGATGAAACTACTCAATCTTGGGTCGAGGTACCGCAATCATGATGACAATGGTCTCAACCTTCCTATCTTTCCTTGCGGGTGGGCTGCCTAAGATCCTGCAAATCTTCCAAGACCGGCAGGATAAAAAACACGAGTTGGCTCTCGTCGCCGCCCAGAAGGAGCGTGAGTTGGCGCTGGCTGAGCGTGGGTTTATCGCGCAGGCACGGGTAGAAGAGATCAAGTTAGAGCAGATCCAAACGCAGACGGCAGGCGAAGAGCGTCAGGCTCTGTATCAGCACGACATGGAAATCGGCAAGGGTGCGAGTCAGTGGATGATCAACCTTCGGGCTTCTGTCCGTCCGGTTGTGACGTATATCTTCGTGCTGGAGCTTGTCGCCATCAATATCGCTGGAGTCTGGTACGCCTACAACACGGGCGTGCCGTTTGCGGCTGCGATGGCCGAAGTATTCTCGGATGACGAGATGCTGATCCTGTCTTCAATTATCGCGTTCTGGTTTGGGACACAGGCATTCGGCAAGAAATGAGCGTTGTTTACTGGATAAGACTTGAGGATCATTTTGATATGAACTCTGATGGGTACATCGGGGTTGCAGTTGATTTTGATAGCAGACTTGTCCGGCATCGCGCTATTACGTCACGTAGTGACTGTCATTTTGGAAGAGCCATCCGATATCACGGGTGGAAAAATATGCTGTGTGATGTGATTTTCTCAGGTGCAGATACAGAGTGTTACGCACTAGAGAGTAAGTTACGCCCTGATTTTCAGATAGGCTGGAATGAAGCCATTGGTGGATGCGGTGGGGATCGTAGTGACTATATTGACTATGCGGCAAGAGGGAAGCCTGTAGGAAATACAAAACCAAGAACAGGGTTGGAGAACCCATTTTTTGGCAAATCACATAATGAAGAAACCCGACGTACACAAACGATTGCTCGTTCTCAATCCGTAATACGAACTCCGGACGGAATATTTTTCGGGTTTAATTCACTTGCTCGGCATCTGAAAGTTCATAAAGCGACTGCTAAAAACATAGCGTTGAAGCAGGGGTGGGAAATTGAAAGTAAGCCCGCGCTGTATTGAAATGGTGAAGCACCATGAGGGTGTCCGAACCCGTCCCTACCAATGCCCGGCGTTAGTCTGGAGTGTGGGCGTGGGTCACGTAATAGACCCATCTCACTTAGCGGTGAAGTATGAGGAGCGCAAGAATCTACCGATACCCACAGGCTGGGACCGGGTTCTCACGATGGACGAGGTGGACCGGATACTTTCTCAAGACCTTGGTCGGTTTGAGCGTGGCGTGGTTCGACTTTGCCCTGCTGCTGCTGGCAATCAGGGAGTCTTTGATGCTCTCGTATCTTTTGCCTTCAACGTGGGTCTTGGCAATCTCCAACGCTCTTCCCTTCGGATGAAGACAAACCGAGGCGAGTTTGAGGAAGCGGCTGACGAGTTTCTGAAGTGGACGAAGGCGGGTGGTAGAGTCTTGCCGGGACTGGTAAAAAGGCGCAACGACGAACGGGCGTTGTACCTCTCGGGAGTAATTTGATGCCACTTCAACGATTTGATTTTAAACCCGGCGTAAACCGTGAAATTACTAACTACGCCAACGAAGGCGGTTTTTTCACCGTTGATAAGGTGCGGTTCCGTGGCGGCTACGCCCAGAAGATTGGTGGTTGGGTTAATAGTTCCTCTGTTGGTGGCACCTTTAAAGGTGTTTGCCGAACCCTTTGGAATTGGGTTCTTCGCAACGGAGTGGCTCTAGTTGGTGTTGGGACTAACCAAAAGTTCTATGTAGAACTGGGCGGCGTTTATAACGATATTACCCCTTTGGGGTTTTCTGGCACTTTGTCGAATAACCCGTTCCGTACTACAAGTGGTAGCAAAGAGATTTCCGTTACTTCGTCGGCCCACGGTTTAACGCTTGGTACATACGTCACTTTTTCGGGTGCCACTGCCATAACAGGCGGCGGCATGAGCCTTGTTATAAACGGTAATTACGAGATCGTTGGACTACCGGGTTCCAATTCATTCACTATTATTGCCCCTACCGCTGCTACGTCATCCGTGGTGGGTGGTGGCTCGTTGGTCATTGGTCAATACGATATCAACGCTGGTAATGCCGTATATACGACCAGTGTAGGTTGGGGTGGCCCTCCTTGGGGTGCTGGTGGTTGGGGTTCTAATATCCCTGTCGGGGTACCGTTGCGCCTTTGGTCGCAGTTCAATTATGGCGATGACTTAATCTTTGCCGAAAATGGCGGCAGTATTTATTACTGGACAGAGGACACACTTAACTGGCCCCGTGCAGTAACTTTAGAAGAGAAGGCTAATAGCGTAGTTAAAACAACGACTATTGCCACGGCTGCATCGGGTTCGATTACTATTGTGGTGGCAGACGCCACAAACATTAATACCGGCGCAGTTGTCTCGGGTAGTGGAATCGTATCCGGTGCTTACGTGCTTGATACGTGGAATGGCAGTACGTCAGTCACTATCTCTGCTGCTACTACGTCTGCTTTGTCTTCTACCGCTGTCTCATTTAGTTACGCTGGGCGTCATGTGCCCAATGATGTTGGGTTAATCCTCGACTCGCCTGTAGATGATTTCACGATTTGCTTTGGCGCAAATCCTTATAGCCCAGTTGATTTTGCGACGGCGTTTGACCCACTCCTAGTTCGCTGGTCCGACGCAGATAATCCGTACGAATGGGTACCGGAAGTTACTAACCAAGCCGGTGAGCAACGTCTAGCTGATGGCTCGAAAGTGGTTGCATCCACTACAGCGCGTCAAGAAATAGTGCTTTGGACAGACACGGCTGTGTACTCCATGCAGTACCTCGGCCCTCCGTTTGTTTGGGGCTTTACGCTGCTTGATCGAGACATTTCTATTGCTTCTCAGAATGCGGCAATTAACGTCAATAATGCCGTGTATTGGATGGGTACGGACAAGTTCTTCGTGTACGACGGTCGCGTAAATACGTTGCCCTGTACTATCCGTCAGCACGTTTACAGCACTTTAAATAAAGACCAAATTGCCCAAGTTGTATGTGGCAACAACGAACCGTTTAGTGAGATTTGGTGGTTCTACCCCGGTACAGGTAGCACCATGAATGATCGATTTGTGATCTTCAATTACCTTGATAACGTGTGGACGTACGGTAATTTAAGTCGTACTGCGCTTGCTCCACAGACCATCCGTGATAATCCGCAGATGGCTTTCAGCATCCAAGAGTCTTATTTGGACGTAGATATCAATGCGTCCGTTAATACTATTTCCCTTATTGACGCTTCGTCGTATCCCCGCGCAGGTACGATTGTTATTGATTCTGAGCAGATTACGTATACGGGTGTTACTAACAACACTTTAACTGGTTGCATACGTGGCGCTAATGGAACAACGGCTGCGTCTCATACCGCCTTCACATCTGTACGGTTGACGGCTCCAAACCAAGTGTTGTTCCACGAAGTCGGTTGGGATGATGTTTCCACCGGCACTCCACAGCCCATCGACTGCTTTATTGAAACGTCAGATTTTGATATTGGTGACGGACATAACTTCGGCTACATCTGGCGCATCATTCCTGACATCAAATTTTTAGGATCGACTGTATCTAACCCGGCTGTAGGCATTTCGGTGTTCCCTCGAAATTATCCGGGTTCTGCATACGGGACGCCGGATATTGATACGGTGCAAGCTACGACCGTATTGCCGTATGAGATATACACTGAACAGGTGTACACCCGAATCCGCGCTCGTCAGATGGCGGTTCGGATAAGTTCCACGGCGCTCGGCGTGGCGTGGCAGATGGGTGCTTTGCGCCTTGATATCAGACCGGACGGGCGTCGGTAATGACTGTACCTCGTAACGTAGTTCCGCCGAATCTTCCGGTTGCTCTGCGTGAGTACGATCAGCGGGGTATGGAGCAGTTCAATAATGTCCTGCGCCTCTTCTTTACCCAACTCTCAAACCGCATCAACTCGCCTACCGCACATGCTTCGTACTTTGACACCACAACGCAGACGAATCCTGTAGCCAATACAGTCAATCTGTTTACGTACAATTCGGTTGTTTCTCAGTTTCAGGTTGTTCGCGGTACGCCGACTTCCAAGATTTATGTAAGCAACACAGGCGTATACAACTTTCAGTTCTCGGCTCAGTTAGACAAGACTGGCGGTTCGGCTAGTGCGGTCTACATTTGGCCCCGGATCAACGGAGTCAATCTGCCGGACTCGGCTACCAAGATTGTCATTGACGGCCCCAACA